TCGTGTGTTGGTTGCTGGAAGAAGGTTTGGGAAGTCATATTTATCCTGTATCGAACTGCTTAGAGGAGCAATCAATAGACCTGGAGAGGTTTATTTCTATTGTGCTCCTACTTATCGTATGGCAAAGGATATTGCGTGGAAAGAATTGAAAAGATTAACACCTAAAACATGGATAAAAGCTAAAAATGAAACAGATTTAAGGATTGATTTGATAAATGGGTCAAGTATTGAGTTAAAAGGTACTGAAAATGCGATGGCATTGAGGGGAAGAAGTTTAGCAGGGGTTGTATTGGATGAAGCTGCGTTTATGGAAAGGGATGTATGGGCTGAAGTTATAAGACCTGCTTTGGCTGATAAACAAGGATGGGCACTCTTTATATCAACACCTGATGGTACGGCAAGTTGGTTTTATGATATGTGGTGTTTTTGTGGTGAACAGGAATGGGATGATTGGCAAAGATGGAGTTTTACTACGAT